TTCTTCTTCTTCTCTGATATGGTCAGCAAGTTGTTGCTGAACTTTGAAGAACTGAGACAGATTTGCCGCCAAATCAGCCACTACCCGACCTTCATCCCAAACCTCTGGTTCAGCTTTTTTTGGTTTAGGCGCAGCAACAGAAGCGGCTGCTTGAGGCTTTTTCTTTTTGAAGAACCCGAAGAAACCTCCGACTTCTTCCGCAATTGCCTGAACTTCTTTCGCTGCCTTTTGGGCAGAAGCAACAGTTCCCTTTACCTCTTTGTAAAGTTCGCACCCTTTTCTAATGGCTGCAACGCAGCCATTTGCCATCGCCAATAGAGTGAGCGGGTCAATTTCTTACTCCGTCGGATTTGGGTTAGGCGGTTCAACAAACTGCCCGTTGATGTACGACCATCCGATACCAAGCACCGACCAAGTTCCTTGCGTTGTAGGGACAGGGAACATAATGACTGCGTAGCCGACGGGCCAAGTTACATCTGGCGACGCTTGCGCATCCCAAGTAATGATGTTTTCAATAAGTCCTGTAGAGGTGTTGTACAACCCGTATTCTTGTGCAGCCATCTTTTGCTCCTTACCAACACATAACAATTATGCGACCGATTGCGCCTGATCCGCCAGGAGTGAGACCAGCAGATTGGCCCCCGCCCCCGCCAGGAGCAGTACCGCCCACAGTGCTAGCACCGCCAGCACCACCCCAAGTGGAGCCACCACTACCCCCACCACCGCCTGCATAACCGCCATAAATTGACAGGTTTAAAAGTCCAGTGGGGTCTCCGCCAATAAAAATATAAGGTTGCGCCGACCCGCTACCAGCGCCGCCGCCATAACCCCCTCCTGCCGCAACTGAAGATACGCCATTAAGTGAAGTAGTCAATGCAAATGACGATTGCCCGCCGTTACCACCCGTACCGCCTGCTGAGCCTGCCCCACCAGCGCCAATAGTTGCCGTAACAGTTGCGGCTAAATATGAAATTGGAACTGTTTGTTCGTTATATCCGCCGCCGCTGCCAGGGCCATTACTACTTCCGCCGCCGCCGCCACCCCAGACCATGATCCGAGCCATCGTCTGACCGCCCGTTGGCTTTGTCCAAGTGCTGGTACTCGTAATCGTCTGTACGTCCGGTGCTACAGAAATGCTCACCCAAGTTGTTCCGTTGGATGCCAATACATTGCCAGTGGTGCCGGGAGCAACAGCTAGAGGCGTGCTTGTTCCATTTCCCAGCAAAACACTGTTGGCCGTCAGTGTAGCCAGCCCCGTGCCGCCGTTTGCAACAGCAACAATACCAGTGACGTTCGCCGCAGTCCCTGTGGTGTTTTGGTTTAGCGTTGGGAATGTGCAATTGGTTAAGGTGCCGGATGTAGGCGTGCCAAGTATCGGGGTTACAAGAGTTGGGCTGGTTGACAAAACAACCGCCCCAGTGCCTGTTGAAGTGGTTACTCCTGTGCCACCAGAAGTGACAGCCAAGGCATTGGTAAACGTTGGGGTAACTGAGAATGTCTGTGTCCTATCAAGCTGCGCCATGTTGGTCAGCCCAGCAGCAGTTACACGAACTTCTATCTTGTCAGTTGCTACATAAGCCCGAGCAGTAGTGCCTTCTTGTCCCCGTATCACTGTCATAGTGTCTGACGACCGCGCAGTTACTTTAACAATTTCAAGTTGGTTGCTGGAGTTTGTCAGCGTGGCGTAAAAATAATCAGACCCCGACAGAGCAGGAAACAATGCCCCCTGACCAGTGGTTACCACAATAGCGGTAGCCGAAGAAGAAATAGAAGACGCAAGCGGTGCTGAAGCGTTGTTTGTAAAAAGTACTGGCATAGCAAAGTGTCCTTATTTGAACGTGCGCAATTTGTACAAAGTGCTCAAATACAAGGCAACGGCTTCGTCAATTAAATTTTGAATCGCAGTCTGTTGCTTGTCAACAGCAGTGTATCGTAGTTGTTCGACCAACGTCAGTTGCCCTTCAAGAACATCCGCAATGTCTCCTGGAGCAGGGGCATCCAGCATAGGTATGGTGTCAATGATCCCATATCTTCCCTGAAAGGCTTCGGCAATGCTGTCGGCAAGTTCAATGATGCCGTCATAGAACTCATTTAACGCTATGTGTTTTGCATAACTGGTAGTCCGCAAATGCTCACGATGAGCAATTTCTCGGCTCAAAAACAAAACAGCAATTAGACGGCCCATCAAGGAAGTATTCATCAGGATTTTTCTTCAGAAAAAACATCTACAAAAACTGGTTTGTTCACAATTTCTTTTTCTACAGGTATGTCTTGCCACTTGCCCCTATACCCCTGCGCCTGATTCACATACCGAAGCTGCAACGTGTGTACGCCGTTGGCTTTAATTAACCAACGAAACTCAGCGGTTGAGCCGGGATAAATGGTCATGTTGTCGTAATAGAAGGAGCAGGGGGAGGGGGGTATTTCACCGGATCATATCCTGCGATTTGGCCAAACTCTCCAGCCAATGCTCTGTTATAAAGTTCTACCCCATACGCATGAGGGTCGTATGGGGTAGCCCCAAAGGGCATTATTTCATCAAACTCTGCAAATTTGACTTGCAAAACTATATAGCTTCCATCTGCCGTCGAGTATTCCGGGTTGGTTGCAGATTCAATTGTTAACATGTCTATCCTTTACGCAATTCGAATTGCAATTCCCACATATCCATAAGACGGTGACGCCGCCGCCATCCAACGCCATGTCCCGGATAAATTTACTTGTGCAGCCTGATTTCCGTAGCCAGTCCCGTCAAAATAACAAGATGTAGACCATATTCCTGTGAGCGTACCACCAGAGCTAACACTACCGCTGCCGCTAAGTACAGTCATACAATACGTGCCTACGGCGTTGAAAGTGCTGGGGGGTGGCGCAGACCCTGCTGTTGTGGCATAGGTTGCGTTGGTAGCTGAACCTGCACTGGTGGCGTAGGTTGCGTTTGTGGCCGCACTGGCATTGGTAGCAGATGAAGCAAAAGTTGCGTTGGTGGCTGAAGAAGCAAAAGTTGCGTTGGTAGCCGAAGAAGCCGCACCGCTCAAAGTGGCAGTGATTGTTCCCGCGCTAAAGTTACCAGAGGCGTCCCGTGCAACAACTTTGCTGGCTGTGTTGGTAGTGGTTGCGTCCACTGCAAATGTGCGGGCGGTTGATCCGTTGAATGTACCACCGCTTGTAATATATGTTCCAGCCGTCAGGGCTGCTGCCGTGGCGTTCGCCGTTGTTGCGGTCGTGGCCAAAGTTGCCAAGGTAGCCAAAGTTGCCAAAGTAGCCAACGTAGCTGTAGTAGCCAGTGTGGCGTTGGTGGCAGACGAAGCCGCACCGCTCAAAGTTGCAGTGATCGTGCCCGCACTAAAATTACCCGAGGCGTCCCGTGCAACAACTTTGCTGGCGGTGTTGGTAGTGGTTGCGTCCACTGCAAATGTGCGGGCGGTTGATCCGTTGAATGTACCACCGCTTGTAATATATGTTCCAGCCGTCAGGGCTGCTGCGGTAGCGTTTGCCGTGGTTGCAGTTGTGGCCAAAGTGGCAAGGGTCGCCAAAGTTGCAAGCGTGGCGTTAGTGGCCGAAGAAGCCGCTCCGCTCAAAGTCGCAGTGATCGTACCTGCGCTGAAGTTACCCGAGGCGTCCCGCGCCACGATGGTGCTGGCAGTGTTTGCATTGGTCGCGTTGGACGTGACCGTGAAGGTTGCGTTGGTGGCTTGGTTTGCCGTAAACGTCTGCGAACCAGAAAGACCAGTTCCCGACACTGCTAGGGTAAGAGTGCCATTGTTGACGTTATTGGCTGTAGTTGCAGTTGTGGCCAAAGTTGCCAGGGTCGCAAGGGTCGCTAGGGTAGCCAGAGTTGCTGTGGTGGCCAATGTTGCATTGGTTGCAGACGAAGCAAAAGTGGCATTTGTAGCTGAAGCAGCAGAACCAGTTGTGTTCTGGTTAAAAGTGGGCCAAGTAAACGTGCCCGTGCTGAAGTTGCCTGATGTAGGCGTTCCAAGAACCGGAGTTGTAAAACTTGGTGAGGTCGCCAAAGCAACCACAGTGCCGGAGCCAGTTGTGCTGTACGAAGTACCCCATGCAGTTCCCGTGGAATTAGGGATACCTGCGTCGGGATAAATCATACCGGCTGGAGCCGCAGCAGAAGTCCAGGTTGTGCCGTTTGAAGTAAGCAAATTACCCGCTGTACCCGCAGCTACCGCAGAAACGGTAGAGCCTGCGCCAACCAAAACCCCCGTTGCGGTTGTAAGACCTGTACCACCGTTACCGACAGGCAAAGTACCAGTAACGCCAGTAGACAGGGGTAGCCCCGTGGCATTCGTCAGTGTTGCAGACGCAGGTGTCCCCAATGCCCCGCCAGCCTGATACTTATCAGTATTCAGGTTTACAAAGTTGGCATCGACTTCCGTATTGGTTAACGGCGAGCCTTTGCTTGCACGAGTGACAATTGTTGACATCTAGACACCCCAATTAGGAGACGGTGATTTGCCAGGTGATGCTCATGGCGTCATTTGCGCCTTTGTTGACAACTGAGAACACCGTACGGCGTACCCGTTCCCAAACCCATGTGTGTCATGGCAGCTGGCGAGTTGGTTGTTTTAAGCATTGAAGACGCAATAAAGGTCTTGCCTGCGGTAACAACCAAATTTTTAATTTCACGAGAATCTTTGACATTGCCTTGTTCGTCAAAAACTTTGACAAAGACGTTGCCAGTGACTGTAAGTTTGTCGTTCAACATGAACTTCTCCTGTTAAAAAGTGAACCGAATTCCCACATAGTCTTCAGCAAAATATGTGATGTCGCAGTAATCCTGCACCGCCCCCACTCCTGCGTCCGCCAGTGAAAAAGAATCTGTGACAGAAGGAGCAGTATTGATCACCGCTGCTTCCGTAATCGTAACAACATTGGCTGTAAAGTCAATGAAATCAAAAGAAATACCATCGCCAATATCGGCAAGGTCATTCATTGCAAACGCTTCAGTCAAAAACTGGTTGAATACGTAAGAACTTGAGTCCCCAGAAGTAACAGTTTCAACTTTGGCGTCCGGGGTAAAAGACAAAGACGGTGTGTCTGACAAAGTTAGTGTGTTAGAAAAATCCCGAAGAAAGATTAAAGTAACTAAAGTGCTGTCAACAAAAGAAACTGTTTCAGCCACGGGCTTTGAAAAACTTGTGGTTGAAGAATCACTTGCTGTTAGGCTTTCAGCGACGGTGCCAAAAGTAAACGCTAGAGCATTTGAATCGGCAACAGAAATAGTTTCTGTTTTTCCAAGTTGAGGCGTTTTAACGCTGCTGTCAGAAGACGTAACAGAGTCAGTTTGTGTGGTAGCAAACGCCAATGCAGACGTGTCTGAAGTGGCCAACAAATCGGTCAAGGGCTTGGAAAACGTCAGTACCGAGCTATCGGCAATCCCAATTGTTTCCCCGTTAAACCGAAACAATCCGGTTGTATCCATACGCGCTGAAGACGCCAGCAAAATGTAAGCAATCTCAGACACCGGCACTACATAAGTGGCAGTCCTTGAAAGATTTACAAAGGTGACGCTAGCGCGTAAGGAAATATCTGCCATCAGAAGTCTTCGCGTAGTTTGAACTTCAGTACGTCATACACAGTTTGGATTTGTCCGTCGGAAAAAGTAATTTCAATTTCACCTTCGTAATCCCCAGCCTCGCCTTGCAACATAGCAGGAGCCGATGCCGGATAAAAAGTGACTTCTCCAGTTGCACCGTTTGTAACAGACCCGGTAACCGTAGCTTGCAATGTATCCGACCCAACTGATCGAAAATACAAGCGAACAGTAGCTCCTGTCAAAACAATTACGGCCCCAGTAGTGCTGTCCGTGATATTGCACACCAATGCAGGGCGTGTGTCATTCGTGACCAGTTTAATTTTCTCAGTCATACAAGCCTCTGGAATTCAATTGCAACAGACGCACGGGTCAAACCTTTGTTCACTTGCGTGCGCACATTTGCCATCACGTCATTGAACCGCTTCAAGTACTCAAGAGAAGTTCTGAGATCATAGTACGGCTGGTTTGGTGTGTTGTACAAACGCGCCCTTGCCCCATACGCAATGTCTTCAAGGAACCGTTCGTAGATTTCTTCTCGAATAGTTGTAGATGACCTAGTTGGTTTGAGGGCAACACGCAACTTAATTTTGTTGGCTTGCGTAACTTGGGGGTACGGAACCAAATGCACTTCTTGAGAAGACGGTCTGAAATAGTAGTAGGGATTTCCCGCTAACGTATTCCAATTAGTTGTTCGATAAATTCGTGTTAATTGCTCAATGGAACGTGGAACCAGGAAAGCATCTCCGTACCAAGCTTCAATGATGTCTGCAATTTTATAGTCGCCGTCTGGTTCGAGGTCATACACTCCTACCCCAGAAATTCCCGCCATAGAGTCTAAATTTTCCTGGATGTACAAAGTTTCTTGGCAAAACTCAATGCAAGAATTGCGAATTGCGTTGACGGCTACAACTTCTGGCACGTCTTTTACAAACTGCATAACTTCTGGCAAAAACAGGTCGTACGCAACTTCACTCATGACATTGATCCAGGTAAAGAAGGATTACGTGGGAGCAGAGCCAATTCCGGCGATCCTCTTGTTTCCGACTGCTCTTTAACACCTGTGGCAGCAGTGAACGTTGTCAGATACATTTGCCCCAAAGCCATACCAGGAGCATATTCAGCATTTTTAGTGCAAGCCCGAAACAGTATGTAGTCAAGCAGCGGGCCTTGATAGACATCAAACACCGGAATCACTTGCGATTCAGACGTTAAGTCAGTCGGCTGCATTGAGTAGTTGATCTCAAGATAGTTTGTCCCGGTGCTGGGCGGGTACACGTAGTACGCCGTTTGGTCTTGAAGATCGTAAATGTAGTTTGTGGTTGTCGTACTAGCCGTGGCTGTATGCCAATTTGGATTGAACGCATCCAACAACTCACGAGAACTAATACGCACAGCACGACCGGGAGTTGTCCCAGTTGTGCCCATATTTCGGTAGATACCCAAAAGCATCCAGCCGCCAGTAGGCAACTTTTGTCTTGTGCCTGCTACAAGTTGCACCGAGCTTCTTGTATTTGTAGCATTAGGCTGCATAAGCACGATTTGACGCAAGCCATCATTAAGCCAGCTAAGCAACTCTGCGCGAGTCCACTTAAGGTTGTTTGAGTCCAGTAGCTGCTTTGCAGCTTTGTCAATGATGGTTTGGGCAGTGACGGCCATTAGACTTTATCCATTTCCGCTGGAACAGTGCGGGTAGAACTTTGCAAAGCAGCTATAAGCGTAGAAAATGTTGCCAAATAACCTTTAGCCAACTCAACGCCAGGAGCGTATTCCGCATCTTTCATGCACGCTTTGTACAAAACATAGTCAAGCAAAATTGGTTCGTATATGTCATTTACGGAAATAGCAGTTGATTCTACCGACATCACAGTTGGCAATACTGAATAAGTAACTTCAATTTTGTTGCTTGAACTATCCGCTGGGGGGTATATCCAAAAAACAGTTTTATCAAGCGGGGTATAAAAATAAGACGTAGCAACAGACGTTGCTGTATCTGAAGCCCAGGAAGGATTGCTTCTTGTCAAAACTTCTTTGCGGGTCTCTTCAAGCGACCGCCCCGACGCAGTGCCAGACACACCCATATTTCTATTAGCGCTTAGTAGTATCCAACCATTGCTGGGAATAGATTGCTTAACCCCAGCAACTGTTGTCACAAGAGCAGTAGCGGCAGCTGCTTCAGGAATAGCAAGAATTAATGCTTGCTGCGCCATGTTGAGCCAGCTAAGCAATTCTGCACGAGTCCAGCGGACATTAGTTAAATCTGCTAACTGAATAGCAGCTTTATCAATAATTGTGCCTGCGGTGACTGTGCCCATGAACTACCTCACGTTACAGCCAGCGCTGCAACAATTGCAGGAACTTGCGTCCCAGCCCATGCCCCCTGTGCAGCCAAATTAGCTTGAGTCCCGCTTCCAGCATCAACGGCAACAATAGCCAAGGCTTCGACGTACGAGAACCCAGCAATCACTAAACCATCAATGTTGGAGGTAGTGTCTTCAAGAATAACTTGTTGTGCCTGCGGCAAAGATAAACCACTGGCGATCAGATCGTCAATTATAGCCATACAACCCCCTGTTTATGAATTAACTGAGAGGGGCCGAAGCCCCTCTCGCGCTAAACTGGATTAACCAGCGACTTGCAACAGAGCCAAGCCGTTTGCTTGAGCGACTTGAGTGCCGTAGACGTTCAGGCCGCGAACCAGCGTACCGAAGTCGTTGGGGTTCTGCAAGGACTCAACCTTAGCGATCTGAGACGCAAAGGTGATGGCAGACTTGTGGCCTGCGATCACAGCGTGACGCTTCAGAGCACTGGTCAACGTGGCATCAGTACCAGTGTTGGGGTTCATGTAGGTCTTACCAGCAGCGCCACGGGGGACGAGGTTGGAGACATACACGCTGAAGCGGTCGATCATGCCGATTTTGCCGTTACGCAACACGCTGGAAGCGTCACCCATGAACTGGGCTTGAGCCAAGTTCGATTGCATCAGGATTTGACGCTCGGTGGGGGTGATGATCAACCAACGGTCGGTCTCGGGCACATTGTTCTCATCCAACACGCTGGACAAAGCAGTGATGCTTGACAGAATGTTAGAGGCGGTCAACGTGACGGGAGCCAGATCGGTACCCAGGTTGAACGCGCCAGAGATTGCACCAGCGGTAGCACCTTGGTTGGCGGCAGCGCCTTGGTTGAAGTTGGTATACAGAACGTCTTTGTCGATCTGAATCTTCATCTGCATGGCGGCGTCGTTGGTGAACATGTCCATCAACTTGGGCTTG